CTAAGGGAAGTAGGTGAGAACTCCCGCGTAAACTATATTTGGTATATGCTGGGGGTATTACCGGTATATGTCAACAGGCTCAGCTAAACCTGTCAACAGGCTCTGCTAAGCCTGGTTCTCGCGTATAAAAATAAAAGGATGGGGGCGCGAAAGACCCCCTATCCGATTCTTGGTATGGCGGCACTTTCCTTCTCTATGTAATGGCCGCCAGTTAACTGTACGTATGCAAGCTTATTCTCGAAGTACAGTTTCTGCTTACCGTACGCAAACGTGACGGTAGAGTTCGCCGGTTTGGCTTCTCGTTGTTCCGCCGGGCGTACGGGTACCGCTAAGACTTCTACAGGGTTACCTTTTTCCGGCACGTACGTCACAACGAACTTTCCTGCCATTGTATACCCTCCATGTAGTTTACTGTATTGAGGAAACGCTTTCCTCACCTTATAACCCAGCGAAAAACGCAAAACCCGCCAAAGTTCCGCAATTCAGAATTTTCTGAACAGGGGCCTGTAGTGCCCTGTAATCAACAAAGAACCGGAAAAGGGTATAAATGTATTCGTGGCCAAAAAAAAGCCGCCTAGCGGCCCGCTAGGCGGCTCTGAGAGGATTCTGGGACTCATGACATGGCGTATGTCATGAATCCGCGCTTTACTCCATTTATATACCGATCTACAGTTCGCCTTCCCTTTCGCAGCTTAGCGGCGATCTCTGTCGAAGAATAGCCTTGGATCAACATTTTCGCAGTCACGTATTCCTCAAGGGAAAGTGACTGCTTCATAAATTCCTCTAGCTCCACGAAGCGAAGCATTGCATCGACAGAGGGTAAAGAGGAATGGTGAAGAATATTATACTGCTTTGCTTCTTCGTCAGCAACAGCAATGGCTGTTGCTTCGGGCCGATAAAGGGAACAACGCCTTAATTCGCGCTTATACGCGTTGCGCACTCTGCGCGCGAATATGGCGGCGGGCGGCACTCCTGCCGCTTCAGCTTCGTCGCGAAGTTCGTTGAGCGCGCCAGGTTCACAAAGTTCTGCGATCGCATCATGTATTGCATCTTGCACAACTTCTTCTGGAAGGTCTTGGAGGTACCGGCCTGCGTACCGGTGCATAGTGAAATAACCGATCCGGTAGAGTACCCTGTATTTGTGGCGCCCAAAAAGTGGGTACTCTATTCCCTCTTTTTGGCCTTCGTTTACTAAATTTTTCCAACTGTACCCTTTCATTCCATTACTTCCTTTCCTTGTTTTGGTATTTGTCCTTTATGGACTTATTAATTCTTTCTTCATATTATGGCCATTTCCTGCTTATTTTATTACCGTTTTGGAAAAATCTTATTTCCGTTTTGGCAAAATTACCTGTCACCGTACTGGCCCGGGCCGGAAATTGCCTGGTACTACGTGGAAAAACTTGGAAGTTACACCCTACCCAGGCCCCCAGGGGCCTACGGGCGGCGGGCAGATGACACCGCTATAAATTTTTTATATTTTTGAAAATCTACTGACAAAAAATGGGAGTCAGCTTATCGCCAACTCCCAAGAAGGAAGGAAGTAATCACATTAATTGTAACACAACTATCGGTATGGTACCACCATATAATCTAATATTTCCCCTAACCCGAGTTTATTTATACAGTAATCGTAATGCTTCGGGTGGCATACTTCTCTTAGTGCTAAATTCTTTACATACCTTCTTGCCAGGGTACATGACGCATGGTATTATAACTTTAGGCTTATACAGAGTTATAATACCGGCCCATGCTCATGGGTTACCCCCGAGGGGCTCCGCCTGTTTGGCGGGGCTTTTTTTATGCCTGCTGTAACTGATTCCAATTAAAGGTTTTGAATCACGGTACCCTCTTCCCGCCCTGTCGAGTACACTCAATCCCCCAGCGCACTTCGCACCGGCCAAAATACTGGCAGTACATACATTCCGCCTGCCTATGCCACTCCTTTTTGCTCATGTTTTTATGTCCCCCTCTTCATTTGTCTCTTCTTCCAGACATGCCGCCAGCAGATGCAGATAGTTCGCTGCGTCTGCGATGCGCTGCTTTAGGCCCTCCTTGCCGCCGGTCTCCCACTCCCAGCGAAACGCGCCTGTGGATAACTGCTGGGAGATTGACTGAATATGCTTGAGCAGATACATTAAAGCAACGTCGCTCATCTTACGACCGGTAAGACTGGCTACTTCCCGAAAGTTCTTAAGCCTGTCTGCGCCGGAAGCGTACTCGCCAGCCTTCCAGCGTAAAAGTTCGTCCTCTTTTTCCTTAAACTCTTTCACGATACGTTCAAAGGTCAGGGGTTTCATACTGGTTTCTCCTCTCCACCTGGCTCTGATAGGGCCTCTCGGGCGCACTTTCGACACAGCCGCTTGCCGTTGGAAAACTTAACCAGGCACTCCGTGGTCCCACAGATAACACATCCGGGGGAATACTTGGTCAGATAGAGACAGGGAACCCCGTCGTCTGTGACATCGGACCACACCTGAAGCAGGTCTCCCGGCTCAAATCCGGCAGCTCTCAGCACTTCTTTGGGGATAACCAGTCTTCTTTGTGGGTCTAATCCTTTGATAATTCCCGGCACAACTTCCGCCTCCTTGACCATTTTTCACCATTATTTCACCACGTTTCACCATTGTCAAGCGTTTAAGTGTTATCTTTACTCAATAATTTGTTATGAAAACTTAATATATTTAACACTTTCTTTATTGACTTTGGGTGGGGGTGTTGACAAAAGCGGCACCCTGCTGTACACTGGAGCCAGAAGAGGTAGGAGGTGGCTTAAGTGGCAGATAATAGCTTAACCAAAGCGGAGGTTAACATACTCAAAAGTGTCGCTGAGGCCGGAAGAGCGGGTAAAGAGCGGGTTACTATACACTATATCGCAGACCGTGCGGGCGTTTCTATCGACGTGCTCTATAAAAAGCTACAGGATTCTAAATTCCGGGGTCTTTTTATTGACGCAATGCGTGGTTCTCTTGTAGCTGAGGCCCCTGCTATCCTACAAAAGTTCGTTGAACTCGCCAAAGAAGGCTACTTCAAGCACGGCAAGCTCGTTTTAGAGATTGCCGGTATCTACACGGAGAATAAAAACATCAACCTGGACGCCAAAGTGGACAATCAGATAAATCCATTCAAAACTAGTGAAGAAAGACAGGAGTTTTTACAGAGCTTGATACGTAAAACCGGCACAGATAAGACAGATAAGTCTGAATAATCTATAAGAAGAAGGGGATAGATTTACTTGATAGCGGCTTATTTGGCGGCTATAATTGCTGGAGCAGCTCTGCTCATAGGGTTTTCGGTGGGTTTTTGGTTCGGAATCCTCGCAACCAGTCGGCTTTTTGGCCTTCATGTGGCTAGAGTGGCCCGGGATGGTGGGCTTTCTTCGGAAAATGTAGCTAAACTTTTGGGGTTTACGCCGGAGGAGCTGGAAAATACAACCAAATACGCCAGAAAGGTGTCTCCGCCGGACAATAAGAAAGCGACCATGTACTCCTCACCACAGTACCAGGCAGAAATGGAGTCATTTCTTACTAAAAGGTCTGTTAAGGAGAGATAACGGTGCAGGTCTTTGACAACCTAACCCCGCAGGAGGAGGAGCAGCTTAAATCTATAGCCAGGGAGAAGTGTCGGGAGGATTTACACTTCCTGGCCAAGGAAATACTGGGCTACCGGCGCATTACAGACCACATCCATAAGAAAATGGCCAGGGATATTGACACTCCTCGTTATAGATTCAGGCTTCTGCTGTGGCCGCGGGGGCATTTTAAGTCTACCCTGGGGACAGAGAGCTATCCAATACAACGATTACTGCGGAATCCTAACGAGCGGCAGCTTATAACCAACGCCAAGCTGGAGAACAGCCGTAAGTTCTTACGGACTATAGCAAACCATTTCAACTCAAACGCCAAGTTCAGGTGGCTGTGGAGGGATTGGTGGATAAACAGCTACTCTAACGAGTACGACCGGGCGTCCATGCGGGATAAAATAGACTGGGTTGTCAGAGATGTACAGGACGAGCTCACTTTGCTGCGGCCCTACGCCGGAAGAGAAGCCAGTATTACGACGGGCGCCGTTGACGCATCGCTGGTGTCGCAGCACTATTCTACGATTATAGCAGACGACTTAGTTAACCGCGATTTCGTAAGAACTATAGACATGGTAGAGAAGTCCATACTCTACTTTAAGGACTTGCTGGACTTGCTGGACCCTGACGGTGAACTGTTGATAATCGGCACACGGTGGAGCCACATGGATTTGTACGGGTGGTTAATCCAGGAGTTCGGACACAGAGCCAGTATCAGGGTGCCGAAAGATATAGCTGAAGGTCAGGCTATGGCTCAGGTTATAGAGCGGGGTAAAGAGACCCCTGAGGACGAAAAGGATTGGATGATTTCTATAATGCCGACTAAGGTGTCTGCTCCAATTTTCCCGGAGGAGTACGGGTCAAAGGAGCTGCAGGCACTGTTAGAAGCCAAGGGACCCTACGAGTACGGCGCTCAGTACGAGCTGGACCCGACGCCAGCGGAGCACCAGAAGTTTAAAGAAGAGTGGTTCCAGGTGTTAGATGTTATGCCGGACCCCGGAAACTTAGAGGTCTGTATTACGGTAGACCCGGCTAAGTCTTTAGAGGACCAGGCGGACAACTCAGCTATAGCAGTCTGTGGTTACGATGAGTCCAACTGGATGTATCTGCTAGACGGACTAAACGAGAAGCTGACTCCTGACGAACTGCTGGAAGCACTGTTTGGTATAGTCCAAAAATGGACATCTAAAGCAAAGTTCGTGCTCCCTGTGGGGTTTGAAGCAGTAGGGTTTCAGGAGATTTATATATACAATCTGGAACGGATGATGTTAGAGAGAGACTTTTTCTTCGGCATAGAGCCGATTAAGCGTAGAAACATGAGTAAGGAGCAGCGTATCCTACGACTTGTACCGAGGCTTAAGAACGGTTTCTATATTCCCAGGAAGTTAGATATTAACCCTTACTCCGGTAGGGGACAGCCTTACGACCTGGTTCAGCGGTTAAAGTGGGAGCTATTAAAATTCCCCTTCGCCGGGACCGATGACCTGGCTGACGCACTGGCGGACCAGTTAGATATTGTGAAAGCACACCGGCTTCCCGTCGAGGAGAAGCCCAGGGAGACACCGGCCAAGAGAGATTTTATTCATCCGTCGGTGTTGGAAGATAAGCGGAGAGTGCGGAGGCAGAAAGCCTATAGATACAACGACGCTGTGAGGTGTGAGGTGAGGTAATGGCTATAGTGCCTTGGGTAAAGAAAAGAGTAGACGAGTTTAAGAACAAAGACCAGCGGGCCGCTAACTCTAAGGAGGAGAATGAGCTCTTAGATTTAGCGCAGGAACGTTGGGAGATAGCTCGTTCTGAAAAGAAAGATTTTATGGGCAGGCCGCTTCACCAGAAGTGGCGCGAGTTTGACCTTATCTACCGGGGTAAACAGTGGAGAGAAGATGTACCTGAGGGTAAGTCTACGCCGGTGATAAACCTCACTATGGCTATGATTCAAGCAGTTCTACCCAGACTCACAGACAGTTACCCTAAATTTATTATTACTCCCAGAAGAAGCCCTTCAGATAAAAAGCTGGCCGATCTGCTCACCGGGGTACAGGACCACTTATGGTACATAAATTACATGCAGGATAAGAAGATGACTGAGCTGGTGCTGCATATGCTCAAGTACGGAACTGCAATCATAAAGCCCACGTGGGACCCGGACATGTACGACGGTTTGGGAGATGTTCGTTACAATGTAGTCCATCCGATGAACTTCTTTCCTGACCCGAGGGCTTATGAAATTGAAGATATGGAATATTGCTTTACCGGCGTGCCAAAGAGTTTAGAGTACATCTTACGCCGGTGGCCTGACAAGGGCGGTCTCGTGGTCCCGGACCATGACTGGGCAGACGTAGAAGCTCTGCAGGGTAGAGACCAATCCTCACAGGAGAAGACAGTTACGCTAAAGGAATACTGGTTTAGGGACGCAGAAGGACAACTGTGTGTGATGTACTATGCCGGACATGTAGTACTTGACGTGATAGGAGGCGAATTGGACCGCGAAGGGGATAACCGTCCGGTATACAAGCATAACCGGTTTCCGTTCTGTAAGATAGTTGACTATAACGGGGACAAAGAGTTCTGGGGCTTTGGAGAAATCGAGGTGGCCGACGTATTACAACGGCTAATAAATGCTTTTGAGGCCCAAATAATTGATAATACCAGACTCATGGGTAATGCTCAGTGGATTGTAAACAAGGTACTATCCGGCCTGAAGGAAGAAGACGCCTGGGTCTTTGACAATCAGCCAGGCAGAGTTATATATACCCACAACGACGGGGTCAGAAAAGAGCCTGGTGTTCCTATACCGCCGCACATACCACAGCATATGGATAGACTGATAGACCTGATGGAGCAGATTTTGGGAATCCATGATGTTGTGCAGGGTCGCAGGCCACAGGGAGTTAGGGCGGCGTCAGCGATTATCGCGCTGCAGGAAGCGGCAAATATTCGTGTGAGGCAGAAAGCAAAGCATATAGCTGTGGGCCTGAGGGAGATGGTCGAGCAGTCCAACTCGCTGGTACTGGAGCATTACGATAAACCCAGGCAAGTCAGGTTGTCCGGTGCTGAAGTCCCGACAACCTTAGACGTAAGAGCTGCTCTCGCCGCACAGATGTTGGAGCGGGGGATGGCTGCGGGTATGGTCGAGTTAGACGAAACCGGGGCTCCCTTGCCGGGAGAAGACGAAAGGATGATAGAAGAACTCAAGTTCCCGGAGCTAGACGTTGAGGTGAAGATTGGCCCGAGCGTTCCTTACTCCCAGGCACTGCTCTATGAGCAGGCCAAGGAGTTCTACCAAATCGGTCTCATCGACCGCAGAGCGGCCCTGGAAGCTACGGCCTTTCCGAACCGGGAGCAGATTTTGAAACGTATGGAGCAGGCAGAGTTGTCTGCCTTGCAGGAACGTGTTGGTGAAAGGACTTTTTAAGGAGGTGGGTTAATGAGTTGGCCTACAGTAAGTAAAGGGATTTTCTATCCCGGCTATAACAAAGCTAAGTCTGAGGGTAAGGCTCCCGCAACCAGGTCTATGCAGACTGTGAGCGCTAACGGGGGCAAAAAGGAATCTGCTCAGAGCAGGATGCTTTACCCCGCGGCCTCGCCTTTAACTGCAGAGTCGATGCGAAAGCCTAATTAATTATTACTACCAGCCGACGGGCTTTAAACGGAAATAACAGCCGACGGGCTTTAAACGGAAATAACAGCCGACGGGCTTTAAACGGAAATAACAGCCGACGGGCTTTAAACGGATGGGGAGAACCATGAGTCATTACTACGAAGACGAAGAGTTAAAAGACGACAGCGTAGAGAATGAGGAGTTAGAGGATGTCGGTAGCTCTGAGGAAGCAGAAGAAGAAACCGAGGAGAAGGTCTACCGGAGTCAGGCAGAAGTGGACGCGGCTATTGAACGCAAACTCGCACGGGAGCGGCGGAAGATAGCCAGAATGTTTGGGGTGAAAAAGTTAGAAGAAGCATTACCTTACTACCAGGCTGGTCACGCAGTGTCGAAAGCCTCCGGTCTCAATCCGGGCGAAGTTGTGACAAGGCTGCATGGATTGCAGAATCCTAATATTTACCCGCAGCAATACAACCCGACGGTTACGCAGCCTGGAGTGACTGTTACCCCCCAGATAAGGCAGGAGCTGGATGAGATTAAGAGCCTTCTGGCGGAGGAGCGTGCGGAAAAAGCCAGAAAAATCCAGGAGGCGGAAGTCCGCAAAGAGTTTGGTAACGAACTATACGAGGAGTATGCGGACGACATTGAGGAAAAGGCTGACGAGCTTGGCATCTCTCTGGTAGATGCTGCCGCTATGGTTCTTAGAGGCAAACTCAAAGACCATGTAGCTAAGCAGCACCTGGAACAGCAACGCACACAGCGGAGACGCAAGATAGAGGGAACCGAAGACCCTGCGGCTGATAAGGGCAAGAAGGATTACGACGCTGCCCTTTCCGCCGAGCAAAAGAGGGTGGCCCGAAAGATGGGGGTAAGCCTGGAGAATTACTATAAGTATCTTAAGGCTCTGGGTAGAATCAAATAGCACAAGCGAGGTGACACATAGATGTTTCAAGCAGTTACTAATATAATCAGTGGGATGCCCCCTGTGGCTCCCCCGAAGGATGTCGAACCTTTCACTATGGCCGATGCAGAGGCCGCCTACGCCGGTAGAGTCTACAAATTTTCCGGCGGGGTGCTAACGCTGGCCAGTGGCGCTGACAAGAACGCCGCAGTTATCCTGGAGGAGTCTGCGGACGCAGCTACTCCCGGTGCGAAGGTTCGCGGCTCCTGGATTACTCCGGGCACTGTTTTTAAGACGAAGATTACCAATAAGAACGGGACCGCGCTTACGAATCTACATGCCTCTTTCAAAGTGGGGGCTACGGTCAACATCAACGATACCGGCGACGGAGCAGACGGTGAGACTAATAGCGCTGCGGTTAACGGTCCGCTAACAGTACTGCGGATGGATGCCGCCAAAGAAGAAGTCTGGGTAGTGTTTAATACCTGTGCTGTCGCGTTAGACTGCGACACCACATCAGGGTAAGCTAAACTTTAAAGGGACGAGGTGACAGATAGATGCCTACAGCACGTAGAGAACACTTCGGCAGTTTACTCGAACCTGGTCTTGCGAATATTTTCTATGAGACCTACAACCAGGTTCCAACGATGCGCCAGGAGCTGTTTAACGTACAGACTACGGATAATCCGTGGGAGAAGGACCTGTCTATCGGCACGCTTGGGGATTTTCCCGAGTTTAAAGGTGTAGTAGAATACGACACGCCCTACGAGGGATATGGGAAACTCTACGAATTTCCGGAGTTCGCCAAAGGATTTAGAATCGAGAGGAAGCTCTTCGATGACGACCGTTACAACGTAATCAATCAGCGTCCTGTGTCGTTGGCTCTTAGAGCAGCTCGGAGACAGGAGAGAGACGCGGCAAGTCTGTTCAACAATGCCTTCAACGCCGCTTTCCCCGGGCCGGACGGTGTGCCTTTGTGCCATGCGCAGCACCCCTCTGGTGCATATGAAGCCACTAACGGGGCGGAGGGCATTCAGTACCGCTCCAACTTGGGGAGTGCGGCGTTAAGCCACGCAGCCCTGCAGGCGGCTAAGAACGCAATGCGGCGCTTTCAAGATGACCGTGGGGATCTTATCTCGGTGGTTCCTGACACCCTACTGGTACCGGTAGCCCTAGAGGAAGTGGCCTGGGAGCTTATTCAATCGGAGAAGAAAGTTGACACAAACGAGAATAACCCGAACATCCACTACGGTAAGTACAAACTTATTGTGTGGGATGAGCTGAACGATGAGACCCCGTACGGTCATCCGTGGTTTCTTATAGACTCCAAGTATGCTAAGTTGTTCCTGAAGTGGTATGACCGGGTACCATTAGAGTTTGCTATGGAGGAAGACTTCGATACCCTGGTGGCTAAGTATAGAGCATATATGCGCTACGGCTTCGGATGGAGCGATTGGGTATGGGTTTATGGTAGCCCCGGTGGGCCGATGGAGTAGGGGGTAACACCCCTACCCATCTCTTTA